CGAACCGTATAACTACATAGGATACATGCCGGGGGATACAAGAGATGGTCAAGGTGCTATGGCTCTTGCTCCCACTATATCTGTAATCGCATCGAAATGGTTCTCTGCATGGGATGGTTCAGCATCGAACCCTTCCTTCTACTTCGATACAGACACGGGGCTTTATTCAGATGCCGATAACTCAGTAGCTTTTTCTGCTGGTGGGACTAAAAGGGCGCATTGGGACTCTAATGGAACTACTTTAGATACTTTAACTGTAGCGAGTGGGACTGCTGTTGTACATAATAGTGGTTTATTGACGGCTGCTAGTTCTTCTATAAGATATAAAGATACTGTATTAGATTTGGAAACCGATACTACAGATATTTATAATTTACGTCCGGTATCGTTTAAGTGGAAGAGTAACGGGCAAGCAGATTTTGGGCTAATAGCAGAAGAAGTAGATGAGGTACTTCCTATGTTAGTTCATTATGATAAAGATGTTCCGGAAAGCGTAGCTTACGATAAACTTTCTGTGTTACTATTAATGGAAGTTAAGAAACTTAGAGAAGAAATTAAAGAGCTAAAGGAGAAAAACTAATGCCAGATATAACAGTAACATTTACAGATGCACAATGGACAAGAATAGTAGCCGCTTCGTCAGTCGTTATTAGGGAAGATTTAGGTACTGTAGATGCAACTAAGTTAGCTGCTAAATGGAAACAACAAGTTACTGATGACGTAACAGAATACGAACGAAAGCAAGCTTCTATAGCCGACTTTTAATGAAATTTAAAAATAAGGTTGTTCGGTTGCGGAAGAAGAACCCGTTTATGAGGGTCTCTGAAATCGCTGCGAAGTTAGGGGCTAGTAAACAACGTGTGTGGTCAATATTAAAGAGACGAGGGCTTGACACTAACCCACCTAGGTTACGACCTGTTCTATACTGTGTTGTTTGTAATTCCGCTATTCTAGATAAGTGGAAACGACGACCTATCTGCTCCAAAGAATGCTCAGAGAAAAATAGACGTATAAAACTCTCCTGTGACTATTGCAATTCCACCATTTATAGGTTAAAATCAGAAGTACGCCGTGCCCACGAATTAAAATATCAACACGCGTTCTGTAACAATCAATGTTACAACAAATATAAAAAGGAACAATATATTGGAAATTGATGATGATCTGATTAAACAGTGGGAACCCAAAATAACTAGGATGATATCGACATATAAAATTAATGGCTTGCACAGAGATGATTTAGCACAAGAACTTAGAATATGTATTTTAAAAGCAGCCAAGCGATACGATCCCGATAGGCAAGTAACCTTTCATACCTATTTGCATACAACTATGGTGAATACAATTCGTACATTAGCCGCCAAATCCAAACGTAATTTAAATAATGAGGCTTCATACCTAGGACAAACATTTTTTAGCGATAATTATGATGATGAATCTCCTTCGCAAACCGCATCACAAGAGATGTTTCTACAAGAACCTAAAGATTGGCTAAATGTAGTAGAGGTAGGCGATTTATTAAACTCCTTAAATCTCACAAAACCGGAATTGACCTTTCTTTCATTGCGTCAGGCAGGGCTGTCTTTGAAGGAAATACACACAAAATTTACAGTAAACTTTCCAGATACTTCCTTAGCTTCAGTGAGGGAACATGTTAAACAAAAATTCCTAAAGCACGACTTCAATTAATTAGACACCTCCGGATAACTATGGTACACTTGGAGACTAAGGAGGGCTGGAATGGCATCAATTGACAAAGCAAAAGAGATATCTTACACTGACCTAATGAGCCGTGCGGCACCTAAAGAAGGTTTGTTTCGTGTGATCTCTCAAAACTCTGAGTTACGAAAGACATGGATATTGGGAACATATAAAACATATACCGAAGCGAAAACAGTAGCCAACCGTGCGTCCTTAGAGAACGGTGTATCTGCCTTCGTGCATAACTCATATGGTCGTGTTCTATACTCAGTAAAGGATTAGTGCAGAATGAATAGTGATAGTTTTAATTTCATAGAGTCCGCCCTGATTTTTAATTTGTGTGACTCCGACAACTATAAAGCCTTTAGGCATCCCCAAAATGATTTTGCGGTGCATAAAGATGCTTACATGTTTCTACAGAAATACTTTGATGAATATAGGGATTTTCCTACTCATGCAGTGTTACTTGAGGAGTTTTCTAAACTTAGAAAAGATGCAACGACAGTAGAGTTTATCTATGCTCAAGATGAATTCAAAAAGCAGGTATTGTTTAGGAAGGTTGTATCAGCATTTTCGGGCAACAAAGAAGACCTTACAGAGAACCCTAAGAAAGCAATGGGTAAAATATTACATGATTTGAATGAAATAGAAGTTCTATATGATGAAGATGTACAGGAATATAATACTGGTAACTTGGACAGATTAGAAGAGTGGAAAGAGCGAAGTGACTTACGCAAAATGGGTGAGGGTCTCATAGGGATAAAAACCCCGTTCCGATCAATTAATGCTACGGGCGTAGGTTGGCAACCCGGAGACCTTATATCTGCCTTCGCTCGACCAACAGTGGGTAAAACATGGTTGTGTACTGATATAGCTGCAACAGCGGCTCTCAACGGATATAAAACACTCTTAGTGTCCACTGAGATGACTAAAAAATCTATTGATATGCGTATGGATGTAATAATGGGAAACAAAAGTGGATACAAGCTGTCTCATCGAGCCTTGAGAACAGGTAGCCCTATTGATGAGGAGAAGTACGCTAAGTTTTTAACTGAGCTAGATGAGAAGAATCTACTGATATGCGATCATATAAGCGGAGAAGATAGTATTTCTCTCCGTAGTATAGCTAATCTAATACGAAAACACGCTCCAGATATCACTGTTATTGACGGTGTGTATCTGGTGTCTACCGCCATGAAGAATTCAGCCGCATGGGAACAGAACCATGGCTTATTCTATGGACTTAAAAACTTGGCTTTAGCCCAAGACACGACTATTATGGTATCAACACAGGCTACGAGGGATGCGGCAAATATGTTTGCGCCTCCCCGTGCCGATCAAGTAGCATTTGGCGATGCTCTCATTCGTGCTTCTGACATTGCACTTTCTATGTGTATGGTAGAGGACTCTGATAATCTCAGATCAATACAGTTTCAGAAGTATAGGGATGGAGATTTGCCGGTCGATATGTGTACCTTTTTATGGAATGTTGATGAAGGTGAAATAAAGGAAATAGATGACGTTTTCTAGGAGGAAAGAAATGCAATTATTCGCATGGTTGAAGCAAGATGAGAACAGTGTTATCGTGAAAACCGCTAAGAGCAAGGGGCCGGGGAAACCGTCTGTACCGATTACGGTAGCTGATATTCGCCGGGGACGAGTTAGTGATTCTAACGGTTACGAGAATGAAGTGGTGCTTTTTGTTAGAGCTAATAAGCTAGATCGAAAGGCGGCACGTAAGTAATGGTTGATTGGTCAGAAGTCCTGCTAAAGGCAGGGTTGAATACCCCAGTAGGGGTAGAACAGTTCACCATCAGGTGTCCTTTTCACGCTGACCAACATGACTCGTGTTCAATCAACACAGAAGAAGGTGTATGGATTTGCTTTCGGGGGTGTGGTCAGGGAGGTCTCAAATCGTTTCTGCGAAGGTATCTGAGTCTATCAGGTAAACAAGTAGATAGTTTCATAGGAGATCATGAGGTTGTTATAGATACCTCATTCTTCGATGATGAGCAGCCCGAACTAACCACACTTCCGGAAGTAGATTTTCCATACAATACCAAATTTGTGCCTGATTGGATTTTTGGTAGGCAATTCACAATCAAAACTTTGAAGCGTTGGGAATGTGGGATAACCGGACAGAATGGGTTAGCTTTCCCTGTACGGGATGAGTTCGCCCGTATTGTTGGGTGGGCGGTGAGAAGAAAGCAAGGATTTCCTAAGTACCTGTATAACCATTCATTGAGGAAGTCTAAGTTACTTTTCGGTGGGCACCTAATAAACGATGCTCCACTTATATATGTAACAGAAGGCCCACTCGATGCTATGTGGTTAGATCAGGCAGGGTATCCTGCGGTAGCCCTACTTGGGGCGTACATGTCGAAAGCGCAAGCAGATTTACTACAGGAGTTCTCAGTAGGCGAAGTAGTACTATGTTTTGATAATGATGAAGCTGGTCAAATTGGTTTGGATAAAGCCTTGACAGTATTAGGTGAGGGTG